ATGGGGGCGCGCTTTCCTGGTCGCTGGAAACCGGCCTGCTGAAGATTGGCAACGGCGACACGCTCTACAAGGTCAACAGCCTGTACCCCGATTTCGCAGGCCTAATGGGCGGCGCGACCATGCGCGCCTCGGCTTACAAATACGCACAAAGCACGTCCGTTTCGACGGGACCATTCGACTTTACCTCGGCAACCGAGAAACTAGACCTGTTGGCGGGACCGCCTATTGGGAGGTTCGTCGGCTACCGGTTTTACGGGAACAGCTCCCCGGCTTTTATGCGTACCGGACTACTGACAATGGACATTGAAGATACAGGGATGGCGTTTTGAGTCTGTTTGCGGCCTGGGATAAGGCGAAGCCGATACTTGAGCCGGCGCTAGTTGAAACGAAGGGCACCCACACGATTGATGATGTGTGCCTGATGATTGGAGCCGGTCACTTTCGGCTTTGGGCTGGAGAGAATGCCGCTGCGGTGACTGAGTTTATCCAAATGCCCCGCATGAAGATTTTGAGCGTGTTTATCTGCGGCGGCGACCTTGAGGAACTGAGGAAGATGGAAACCGAGAAACTGATCCCCTTCGCCAAAGAAAACGGCTGCACCCGCATCCTCGGGGCCGGGCGTGCGGGTTGGTCGCGTGTTCCATCTGACTGGACCCGAGGCGGCGTCTACATGCACAAGGACATCTAAGATGGCGGTCGGCAAGGGCGGTCAAAGCGGCAACCAGAACCAGAGCGGAAGCATGAGCGGCTCCACGTCTGGGCAGACGGACACGACGCAGAACCAGACCGGCACTAGCGTAACCTCGGGCACGCAGACTGGAACGCAGACCGGTTCGCAAACTGGATCGCAGTACGGCACACAGACCGGATCGCAGTACGGCACACAGACGGGCACCACGACCGCGACCCCAACCGCAGGGTTTGGATCTGTCTCTGATTTGCTTCAGGGCCTTGTGTCTGGTAACAGCGGCCTGACCCCGCAGCAGTTGGCGGCGATGGGCATCAACACTAATGCCGCTCAGAACTACGGCAACGCCTTGGATTACGGCGGCCAGGTTATGTCGCAGTATGTGGGGGATAACCACCAAGCCCACACGATTGCCAACCCCGATTATGTTGTGTCTCCCACGGCCTCGACTTACACGGACGCTTACCAAAACCCGTATTTGTCGCAAGTCGTAGACGCCACCCGCAACGATTTGACGCAGGGCTATAAGCAGGGATTAACCGAGCTTCAAGCCAAGTACGGCGGGGCGATGGGCAACGGGCGTGAGGGTGTTGCCGCTGGACAGTTGGCCGACGACTACACGCGCGCCCTTGGCAGCACGTTGGGCGGATTGCGTTCGGATGCGTTCAAGACTGCGCTTACCCCGGCGATGGCTGACGCTTCGCAGCAATATCAGGCAAACGTTCAAAACGTTGGCAACAAGCAACAGGCCCAAATGTTCAACGCTGGGCAAGAGAACGTAAACGATAACCTCTCCATGCAGGCGATCCGGGATTGGACCAACAACCTCGGGGCTAAGTACGGCGCGCAGACCGGGGCGGCAAACACTAACGCTTCGTTATCGCAGGGAGGCATTGCGAATCTCGCGGGCTTCTTGGGAAGCCAAGTTCCGGCGTTTGGTCAGTCCAACACCGGAACAAGCGCGGGCGTCAACACAGGAACTAGCGCGGGCACCTCAACCGGCACCTCAACCGGCACGTCAACCGCCACCAATGACAGCAGCACGCAGACCACGCTTGAGAACATCTTAAAAAGCATCACCTCCGGCACCTCAAGCGGCACCACTTCCGGCACAGGCTCAAGCTCTGGCAAGAGCGGCGGCCTTTCACTCGGGTAAGGTTTTCACATGGACATAAACGCACTGCTTAAAGCACTAGCAAGCGGAAGTGGCTCCCCAGGTGACCCATGGAGCCAGGCCGCGATGATTAACCCAAATTTTTGGGGCCAATCAAAAGAGGACGCGGCCAGAACATTCGCAAACCCGACAGGCTCGCCCATGATGCCGCATTACCGTGAACTCCCCAAAAAGGAGGACGGCACATACGACGTTATGGCCATCAAGACGGGAAGTCAGGACGGCAATGGCTCCTTCGGCAAAATGGTAGGCAACGCCATCATCCCGCAGACCATGGCTGCTAAAGGAGGCGCAAGTGGCGGCTAAAGGCGGCGACTTTGGAACCACGCTAGGCAATATCCTGATCCCGCAAACGATGGCGGGGCTGCAAAACTATGGCCTGAAGGAAAAGGCTATTGAGCAGCAACAGACTCAGGAGTCAGCCCTGGGCGCTCTCTTGCGCGGCCTACAGTCCGGGCAGAGCGGTGGCCCGCAGATGCCAATGATTGCGCAGCAGAAGCTTGCGGCACTGGCAGATCCTGAGACGGCTAAGGCTCGCGCGATTGTTAGCGTGTTCCCGGAACCGCCCAAAATCATGACCAAGAAGGATGATGAGTCGATTGTCTCGATGGGTCCGGGCGGATCTAATTTGCAGACCATTGCGCCATCCATTGCCAAGCCTGCGCCCAAGGCTGATTTAGTCACGATTAAGCCCGTGGCTGGCCCAACACGCTCCTATAACGCGGCCACACAGCAAGACGAAATTGAAGCGGCGCTTAAGTCCGGCGGGGTTGAAGTCCGCGAGCCCTCAACGCGTGTTGACGTGAACATGACGCCCCAGACCAAGGCGCTGACAGAGCTTTCGAGCAACGCCCTCTCAGAAGGCCGCACCAACGCTATGAGCAGCTTTGAGTCGCTCTATTCGCTTGGGCGTATGAAGCAGGCGCTAGATGATGGCCTGAAGCCCGGTGCTTTGGCCCCAGCACAGGAGACCGTCTCGAACGTCCTTGTCGGCTTGGGCGTGGACCCCAACACGGTGAACCAGTTCTATAACGCCAAAGCCAGTGCGGACTATGACGCTGCATCTAAAGAACTGACACGCTCAGTTATCAAGGCCTTCGGCGCGAACCCCTCCAATAGCGACCGCGACTTTGCAGAGAAGATGGCGCCGCAGCTTAAGACGAACCCACAGGCGGCTCCTTTGCTTATTGCGCGCATCGAGGCCAAGCACAAAGGCAACATCGAGTCCTATAGGTCGATGCTCAAGGGCCTGCAAAGCGATCCCAACGCGGGGATTGCTTTGGCGGAGCTTGGCGCAAAGCAGAACCAGTATGACGCGCTCCTTAAGGATTTGAACGCCGGACCGCCGAAAATTCCGGGTGCGCCCACCGCACCCAAGCCAATGGCCAACGTAATTCAAAGCCTCCCGCCCGACGCCGTGAGGCAGGCGGATGGCACGTACACAAGCCCGTCCTATCCCGGAAAGATAATCAGGCCGCAGTAATGCCGTTTGTAATTGAAGATGCCTTGCCCGGAACTGTAGACGCATCTCCTGACCTAAAGGATATGGCGAAGCGATACGGCGTGCCAGAAGCGCGAGGCGGGTATGTCATTGAGGACGCCGACACTCGCTCGCCTTTGGTCAAGGGCATCAACAATGGCGCTCGCGCGGTTGAAACAACGGCGGCGCAAATTCTAAGCGCTGTAGGCGGTATGCCGGGCGATCTAAGCAACCTTGTCGGTTTTCTCGCCAGCAAGGCCGGGATTGATATGCCCAAACCTCCCCAGACCGGCGGGTTCCCCACGTCTGCGGATATTATGTCGCAATTCGAGAAAGTTGCACCCGCGTATCAATTTGAGACGCCGCTTGGGAAGTACGCGAACAAAGCAGCCGTGGGTGCTGGTTCTGCAATGGTCTTTGGCGGTCCCACAGCCCTATCCACCCTTGCTGGTGCGGGCGGGGGCATCGGCGCGCAGGCTGGGCATGATTTATTCCCGGAAAGCCCCTTGGCGGAAGTATTGGGCGGAATTCTCGGCGGCGGTGCTGTTGGAGGTGGTTATAGCTGGTTGCGTCCGCAGCCCAGCACCGTTGCGCGAAACATCCTAAGAGACGCGCGCACTCCGCTAGATGAAGCCCAGGCGCTTCAACGTGACTCGAATGCCTTTGGCTTGGGAACGCTGACGGCTCCTGAGTCCATGAACAGCAATTATGGGCTTCAGATTCAGCGACTACTTGAGCAAGACCCGCTTGGCGTGAACACGCGCGCGGCTATGGCCGAGCGCGGCACAAACGCATCTAGGGTGTCTGGACAGCAGCTTGACAGCATATCCTCCCTCACCCCGCGCGAGGGTGCAGACGCCGTACAGGCCGGCGCTAAGGGCGCAATTGATACCCTCAAGGCTGGCCGCGAATCCGCTGGAAGCCCAGGATACAAAGCTGCGTTTGCCAGCACTCCGGTCGGCATTGACCCTGCCCCAATTTTTGCAAAGCTCAAAGAAATCGGTGATACGCAGCCCGCGATGCGCCCGGTCATGGATAAACTGGCGCGCACGGTTATGGTCGACCGCTACGGCAGGCCAATTACCGACCTCGAAAAAATGCAAAACGGCATCAAGTTTGCGCTTGATGACATTGTTGGCAAAGCCACAACCAGCGGGCAAGGCAAGCTTGCGTCCTCCGCAATGGACGCAAAAAAATCATTGCTTGAAGTTTTGGACACGGTTTCGCCCGAGTTCAAACAAGCCCGCCAAGCATGGGAAAGTTTGTCTCAGCCGGTCAATGATGCCGAGCGCGGACTTATTGGCGCGCTGGTCAACAATGACAAAAGCATCGGCGCGGTTAATCGCCCGCTGAGTGATTCGGCCAAGATATTCATCAATCCCAAAAACGAAACGCCGGCTGACATAACCAAGGCGGCGGCGGCAATTTCACAAGCTAATGGGGATGCCGTTCCCGCGCTGGTCAAACAATACCTCCACGACAAACTTGACGCGGCCAAAGGGGCGGTGGTCTCCGATACCTCGCGCCTTGGTGCCAAGTTCAACCAGCAGACACTTGGCGCGACCGAATTGGAGCCGCGCCAAGCCGCAAACGTAGAGGCCGCAATTCGTGCGCTACCGGATGGATCACGTATTTGGAACGGCTTTGAACGGGTGATGGCGGTTTATCGCGCGCAGGGCAACCGCTACATGGCCGGATCACCCACGTCCTACAATAACTTTATTCGTCAAGATTTGGCCGAGCCTGGGGCGGTGTCTGCCGTTGGCAGGGCGGTATCTACCGCTGGAAGATCAATTTGGGATTCGGTGCAAAACGCGCGGCTGCGCTCGACTTACTCAATCCTCGACCGCGTTCTTTCTAGTCCCGATAGCATTGAGCAGCTTCGGGCTATTGCGCGGGAGCCGAGCCGCAGGCGGGTTCAAGTAATGGTCGGCAGCTTCATGGGTGACGCCCCCGGGCGCATCGGAAAGGCCCAGCCAACCGCTGAGCCAGATTAGGCCATGAGCGCAGTAATGGAACGCCAGGGCTCCAAGCAGGCCGACAACCGCAATCGCTGGGCCACCCATATCAAGGCCGCCCTCGCGGCTAGACGACGCGGCAAGCCACGCCCCAGCAATAAAACCAAGCATCTGGATCACGTACCACATGGGCTGAGCCTAACCCAGAAACCCCCCCCCCCAAAGGATTAACATAAGTTAACGGCGCACCCCGACCCCAGCGGCGAACTAGGGCCGGGGCACTTCCAAGGCACACCCTATAGGAGATGTGACGTGGCTCCCGACGATAGCAGACACAACCGCCGGCAAGACGACAAAATTTCCGAGATGATGAACGACCGCATCTCCGAGTTGTCAAAGCAGCTTCAGGCGCACATCACCGATTGCTCTGCTCAGTCAAAGAAGCTGTTTTGGGCGGTCCTGGCGGTCTTGGGCTGGTTGGTTGTGCATAGCCTTCCCTTTGTCAGCAAAATGTTCCCCGGATGACCCAGGCCCCGCTAAGCCGTGAGGTGATGCAAGAGGTTGTAAACGCTTTTGCTAGGGCAGAGGGCAACAAGGCGAAGGCGTCGAAGCTACTTGGGCGCAACGTTAATACATATAAGTACCAGCTTGAACTGGCGCAGAGGGCGGGGGTGACGCCCTCGGTTGAGGTTCCCAAGGCAGAGCCTAGCAACCCGCTACAGCCGATTGTTGACGGGCTGCGGTCGGAGGTTGACCGGCTCCGGGATGAACTGAAAAAGGCTTCGCGCCCTAACTTCACCATACGCCAAGACACGCGCGGGGAGACTGATACTTACCGGGTATTAGTCATGGGTGACGCCCACGACGACCCAGCCATCCCCGACAAAAGCCGTTTCTATTGGGCTGGGAAATATTGCGCCGAGCAAAAGCATGACGTGCTTTTGAGCATTGGCGACTTCCTGAACATGAATTCTTTGTGCTTCCACATCCCCGATGAGAACTACAACGGGCGGGCCAAGGGGACATTTATTGCGGACATAGCATCCGGCAAGGAAGCATTTGCCGCTCTTAGTGCTGGGCTTGGGAATTGGAAGCCTGAGAAGCACAAGACCGTGGGCAACCACGAAAACCGGCTTTACCGCGCCGAGGACAAGGCCCCCGCATCGTGGGGCATGTACCACGCGCTTTACAACGAAATGATGACCGACGCGGGCTTTACTTACTCGCCATATGCAGCCCCGCACCTTATCGGCGGCGTTGCCTTCACACACATCCCCCAGACGATTATGGGCAAGCCGTATTCCGGCAGGCACCTTAACTCAATCGGCAATGACGCAACCCAAGACATGGTAATCGGGCACCGGCACAGGGCGGCGAAGCATCCGTTTGCAAAGCTATTCCGCGACACAGTGACGATTGTTGACAGCGGATGCTTCCTGCCTTGGGGGCATGTGGAGGATTTTGCAGAACACACGCCGGGTCTTTGGGATTACTGCCTGACCGATGTTCGCATCAAGGACCGCAAAATCGTTGACGTGAACTTCGTAAGCCTTCTCACGTTGGAGGAGCGGTATGCTGCCTAGCCACGTCCGCATCGGCTACGAGACTTACAAAGTCTCACCCATGCCCAAGGCCGAACGGGACATTGAGGGAGATTTTACCTCAAGCAGCCAACTAATCCGCGTGAGGATCGGCGGCAGAAGCCCGCGCTTCATTGCAAACACCCTTCTGCATGAAATCCTGCACGGCGTCTTTTATCAGGCCGGGCTTAGGGATTCCCTGTCGCTAAACCACGCCAAAGAAGAAGCCATTGTGAACTGTCTCGCCAATGGACTTAGCCAAGTATTCCGAGACAATCCTGATTTGGCGAAGCTGTTCAGCAAATGACCCACGACAAGCCTTTTATTATTCCGCACACCGGAGACACGCCCGCAGTTCTGTTTTGGGCGGGTCGGATGCACTCAATGGACCCGAATACGGCATTGCTCTGGATCGTCAGGCTCACCGAGTACCTCTACAGCCACAACGTAATCGTGCTGCCCGAGCCCGCCTCCGAGGTGACGGATGAGTGACATCCTAGACGACCTGATCCGCGACGAGGGGATGGTCCTTAAGCCCTACCGCGACACGGTGAACAAACTGACCATCGGTGTAGGGCGGAACCTCGATGACGTGGGCATCTCGGAAGAAGAAGCCCGCGCCATGCTCAACGCGGACGTTGACCGCGCCGAAAGTGGGCTGCGCAAGACGTTTCCGTGGTTCCTGACCGCGCCCGAACCAGTACAGCGTGGCCTTGTAAACATGGTTTTTAACATGGGCCTCACCCGCCTTACGCAGTTCGGGAAGATGCTCAGCGCCCTTGCGGCCAAGGACTACGACACCGCAGCGGCGGAAGCCATCAAGAGCAAGTGGGCAACCCAAGTCGGCACCCGCGCCGTGCGTATCGCGGAGCTTTTTGAATCAGCAAAGGAGAAATGACTATGGAAACCGAAACCAAACCGTTCTGGCAGTCTAAGACTTTGTGGGTAAACGTCATCGCCGGCGTTGCCACTGTGGCCGGCGTGTTCAAGCTGGATCTGGGCCTGACCCCGGAAGTTCAAGCCGAACTCGCAACCGGCATCCTTGCCGTGGTGAACATCGTTCTGCGCTTCACCACCAAGACTGCGGTTGGCAAGTGACAACCCTAATCGGTATCGGCGTCATCGTCCTGGCCTTGGGTGCAATCCTTTGGAAAGCATCTAAGGCCGGGGCTGACCATGTGGAGGCGAAAGCCAATGAACAGGCCGTCGAAGACATTCTGGAATCTGCTCGCCCTGCCACTGACACTGAGCGTCAGCGCGTGCAGTCATTTTTCCGCCGAGACTAGATCAGCCTGCGCCATCTTCTCGCCCATCACGTATTCACAGCTTGATACGCCGGCCACGGTCGAGCAGATAGAACAACACGATGTTAAGTGGATGCGGCTGTGCGGCAAGCCCTAGCCATCCTCGCCCTAACACTGGCGGGGTGTGCCGCTGGGGGTTCAAATCCCCCGCCGCAGCCTGTGCAACCAGGCCCCCCGCCAGTGCCCACATTCTCAGCCGACTGGACCGCCCCCCTTGGCATAGCCCTCCGCTGTGGTGGTCCCGGCCTGCTAACCCCCTTTGGCTGCGACCTTCCCGAAGGTGCCAAGTGGGGCGTGTTACCCCAAGAGGGCAATGGCGGCATGGACTGCGTAGACCCGCAGCCCAACGTGTGCTTCCAGCCCCATGACGGCGTTCTGGGCTTTCACGCTGGCGCCCCCGGCATGGCTCTAGTGAGCGCCCGGACACTGGACGGCAGCAAGCCCATAAGCGTTAAGGCCGTGGTTACGGTTGAGAACGACTGCCGGGATGTGAGCTACGCTGGCCCGGTGATCTACGGCGGCGGGGTGGATGACGGCGATCCGACCGGGACATATGCGGCGGCGTACATCTCATGTGCTGGACCGAGCGACCCGGTAAAGGTGTGGATCTACAGACCTACGCTGGCGAGCCCTATAAGCGGCCCCGTGAACCTTGGACCGCACACGCTTAGGATTGACTACGTGCCTAGCAGGGGCTTCGTCATCAGCCTGGACGGGGCCGTAATCCTCGACCACGAGCTAGGCTCCGATCCCCTTACATTCCCCAATGACCCAAGGCCAGCAATGTGGTTTGGCAATGCCACGGGTGCGGTGGGACGGTTTGATGTGTTTACAGGTGGCCCATGAAAGACCCGGCGCAGGCCCTAGATGACGGCATCAGTTGGTGGGACCGCGAGAAGTTCAAGGTGGGCATTATCCTCGGGTATGTGGTGGCTCTGCTTCAGGTGTGGTGGGCGAGTTAACCCCGCTCGCATCGCAGCGTATCGAATGT